AATTTCTTTTGCAGGTAATTTGTCTGACCCTACAGGCAATCCTAAATTAATGGATTTTTTAAAACTATGTTATGAACATAATAAATCTACCCACATTATGACAGCTGCAACACATAGAACAAAAGATTGGTACATAAAAGCATTTGAGGCACACCCTAAAGCCAGATGGACATTTGGTATTGATGGATTGCCTGAAGAAAGTTGTTTACATAGAATTAATCAGGATGGTGAAAAACTATTTGACATAATGAAAACTTGTAGAGAAATGGGACTACAAACTAAATGGCAATATATTATTTTTAAATATAACCAAGACCATATTGAACAAGCAAAAAAACTTGCAAAAGATATTGATGTTGTATTTGAATTAGTATATTCAGGTAGATTTTCAAATATTAATGACCCATATAGGCCAACTAAAGATGAAATTACGACCAGATTGTACTAAACTAGATAAGAAATTTGGATGGTCAGCACAAGGTTATCTATTGCCTTGTTGTTGGTGTGATTTAAAATCTACATTTGATGGCAGACAAGGTGCATTGTCTGAATTAGTTAAAGAACATTTACATATAGATAAAGTTCAAAGTATTGATGAAGTATTAGATACACCAGAATGGAAAAACTTTCATAAAGTAATTACTAGTGAAAAAATAACAAGTGAAACACCTGAGGTTTGTATAAAACATTGTGGCCAAGGTATGAGGTCAGTAAGAGTAAAAGAGAATGATTAAGACATACGAAGTTGCACCACCAGATGTTCAAAAAGATATTGATTACATATATCAAACAGTGATTAATAAAGGTGGTAGACGGTCAAAAAATTATAGAAAAGAATATATGCAAGAACCTATCGTAGGTGTAACTATTAGATATGATGAACAAGGTAATCCTGTTTCTACTGCTAGAATTTTATATAGAGATTGTTATGATAGTTCAATAAGAGTGTTTGATAGATATGCTTTAATTGAGGGTAATACAGGTTTATTGCCGTCTGATTATGACGGCCTATTTAAAAAATCTTCTTCAGATATGTTAGAACAACAAACAGATTTTTGTATAGAAAAAGGATATAAATGTATCTTTATTTGTATGGAGTTACAAGTTCAAAGAACACTAAAAAGAGTAATAAAAGGACACAATAAATATTCAAAACATTTATGGAAGTTTGACGGACCTCATTATGTAACATATAAAAAATCTGAAGGGGGTTTACAATATTTGGGTTATACTGGCCGTGAATTTAGGAGAAAAGATGGATTATATTACACAAGAATGGAAAAATAGAGATTTAACACCTTTAATTAATAATGATACCGATTTAGTTGTTATTAAAAATGCACCAGCATCACAGTTAAAGTTGTTTAACTTTATTACATCTTATTATGAAATTGCACCACAAGACCCTATGGATAAAATCTTTTTAGATATTACTTTGTCAGGTGTTCACCACGAATTATATGGTAATACAGATTTAGAATGGCATATTGATAAAGGTTATACTCAAAGACCTGTAAATGTAACAGGATTATATGCGTTAGAAATAGAGGGTGATGTTGGCCGTACTATGTATGTTGATAATAGAATTGACTGTCCTATTCCAAATAAGAAAATTACAGTAGATATGGATAGATTTACAAGTAATGAAAGATATGGTTATAAATTTAAATCAGAAGTAGAGAGAAGATGGTTTAGAAGAAAACATAAAGATGTTTGGCATGATTTAATACAAGAAGATAATAAAAGCAAATATGTTTATTATTGTGAGGCATATACTGAATTACCTGAAGAAGAAAAACAAGCAATAGAAAAATTACTTTATGACCCTAGTAGAATATATTATCATCAATGGGAAAAAGGTGATTTTGTTGTAGCAAATAATAAAACAACAAATCACAAAAGAGAAGCTACTCAATCAGGTAAAAGACATTTATGGAAGATTGAGGGTTTTCTTAATTGGTCTTAATTAATTTAATAAAGAAATAAGTAGGGTCAATAGGACCTAATCTTAACTTTTTAGAATTATCGTGGTGTGTTTTGTGATACCCCTCACCAGCTGTAAACAAATTTAACCAATGACTATTTGCAGCTTTACCGTCTTTGTGTAAGTATGCATTAAATAATCCAAAAAGATGTGAGCTGAGTACACAAGGTACGGCATATGCAAATACAAATAGTAATGGATGAATTAAGAATAAAGTAATCACTAACGCAAATACCATTTTAAAGTAATGTCTGTGAAAGAACATTAAAATCTTATTATCAATAAGGCCTTTAAAAAATCTCTTTTCTATTTTGCCGTCTAAACCCCATAGGTTAAAATAAATCTTCCAAAAACCGTGATGTACAGGACAACTAGGGTCTTTAGGTGTATCTGAATATGCGTGATGTTGTCTATGTATGGCTGCTCTAGTCAAATAAGGACCTGAACCTACAAACAGACTTAAAAAGTTTGTAAAGTATTCAAACCATTTACCTGTTTCAAAAGATTTATGAGAATAGTATCTGTGATAACCAGCACTTGATGAACAAATTGTAATGACATAGTACCATAGAAATCCAGCTAGAAACATCCACAATTCACCGTAGATGAAACCTGGTATCAATGCCAAATGGCAAAGAAAATGATTGATGAGTAATTTGTGTGTAGTCTTTAGCGATTTCATAATAAAATAATTAAATTTAAATTGTTGGTTCTTCAGTTGATTCTACTGAAGCATATGTTAAACCTCTATTATTTAAATAATCATCTCTATTTGTTACAGATGCAAGATATTCACCAGAACCATAAAATTCATTAAAACTAGCAAGTGAATCAAAACCTATTTTAATATACTGTTCATAACCACCTACAGATTGTTTAACTTCATAATGAATGACTTTACCCTCAGATTGAAATTGTTGTAGTTTTTGTCCAACAATTTGATTTCCAAGTTCATCCTGACGAACATACCAAATTCTGTCCGTGCTATCTCTTGTATATGTAATTTTTTGCCAGTAAGCCATAAAACTATTTATCCTCTATGTTTTGTAAAAATACTTATACCTAATTTATTTTTAACACCAATCTTTGTAAAATCACTTGCACAGTGTAATCTACAACAATCAAATACTATTGCATTGCCTGGTGTCCAATTGTGTGCTGAGTTAAAACTCAAACCCTCTAACCATTGGTCTTTTAAATGTGTCAAATACTTCTCTTTCATAATACTATCAAAAGGTTCGTCTGTTTTACCTAATACATCTTTGTAATCATTTACAATTGTATTATAGTGTGTTTCTACATCTTGTTCATCTTTAAAAAACTTACTAGGTCCTTCTAAGTAAACTTGGTCAAAGAAACATAAATGTGGTTCTTCTTCACCATCATATTCTAAAGGTATATTAAATGCTTTATAAATTTTTGGCCATTTTTCTCTATTATCATCATTGTGTATAATATGAGGCCTCTCTACATAGAAAAACATTCCGTGATATATTTCACTATCAGGATATAACTTATATATTTTATTTTCTATTTTTTTTAATACATCTATGTTATAATCTTTTATAGCTGCAGTAATAGGTCCTGTATTTTTATGTACTTTATTTGATGTATTATAAAACATATTACACAACTCTTCAATATCTTTTTTATCAATAAAGTTTTCTATGTAATATGTTTCTTCTAATCTTTCTAATATAAAGTCTTTGTCTTCTTGTGTTCTAGTGAGCATGTTGTAAATTTGCAATTAGTTTTGATACATTAGCAGATGTAAAAGGAACATTTATAATTAAGTGTGTACTATTTTTTGCCCAACTCATAGTTCTATGTATCTTTTTAGTATTAATAAAATATGGTCTACCGTGTTCAATTAACATTTTTTCATTGCCGTGAATCCAATCAAAATTTAATGGTTCACAATCTTGTAAGAACACAGCAATTCTAAAAGAGTCCCTAGGCATAGTTGGGTGGTCTCTATGAGGTACAAAATAACCACCGATACCTGACTTCACTAAAAAAGTTCTGCCTAACGGAGAAAATTCTTCTAATAAAGGATGTAAACTAGGTAATCTATCGTATGCTTCAGTCGGCACATTAAAATCTGCTTCGTGTAATCTTCTACCTGCTTCTACACAGGCCTGTGCCAAACTAGGATTATCTTGGTGTGTTTTGCCTGGTAAGTTTGTAACTGCTAAACCTAATCTATTATTAGGTCTATCTTCTCGTGGTAAGTAATCAACCCATTCAGAGTCAAATTCTTTTATCTCTTTTTGAAATTGTTTGTAATTGATTTTTATTCTTAAAGGTTCCCAATCACCAATACTTAATAAAGCAAGTTCATCAGCAACTGTGCCTAATTCTACTTTTGAAGTGTCGTAGAGAACAGGTCTTCCACTTACACCTTTTTTAACTATAACATTATCTACCATAATATACCTCTATCTTATTTATATGTGTTTGATAAGACTGTCAATTGTAGGTTTGTTTGTTCTATTTGGTCCTCTTGTAACATCTGGTGTTACATTGCCGTAATCAAATCCGTGTTTAACACCATCTTTAAAAACTTCTCTTTGAATACTAGTATCTTCACCGTCCATTTTGTCAATGTAACCTAAACCTAAAGACATCATACCATATCTATTAACTCTACCTAATTTTTCTGCTACGGCAAGTTCACCTAAACAACCATTAAATCCAGTTTGTATGCCTTGTTCTTCAGCAGCTAACATTGCAATTGTACTACTGACCATACAATCATTAAAAGTTTCTTTATTTTTAACATTTGCAACCCATATCAAAACTACAGGTGCAAGAAGTTGGCCATTATATCGTCTGTTACCTATAGGTCCTTCTTTTAATCTTTCACCATCTATACAATAAGTATTTTCCCAATATAACCATTGTTTGATTTCATTGGCTTTGTCACTATTACCTAATACAAAGATTTCATACTTATATTTACCATTTTTAGACGGAGACAGATATGTACAATCTAAGACATATTGTAATTTGTCTTCTTCAACGGTTTTTTCAGACCACCATTTTGCAGTAAACCTATTGGATAACAATTCTTTCAACATACCATTATTTATTCCATTATAAATAATAGTATTATAACATAGGAGATTATTATGGCAGTAATGATTGATGGTGTCGAATATGATGAAACTAAATTTAGTCCTGAATTACAAAACTATATAGTGGTAAGACAGGAAATTCAGTTATCAAAAATCAGACACCAATTAGAGCTTGAGAAAATTGAAGTATTAACAACTCATTATAACAAAAAGATAAAAGAATTAGTAGAAAAAGAAACTGGTAAGTAGAAATGGCCGCAATAGCAAATCTAAGTATTGACCAAGGGGCAACTTTTTCCTCAGATGTAACTGTTAAAGACGCAAACGGAAACGCTTTCAATTTAACAGGTTATACAGCTGAGGCAAAATTAGCCAAAGGGTATGCCTCAACTAGAACAAGAACAAGTTTTACGGCAACCGTAGCCGCTGATGCATCCACAGGAGTGGTAACATTATCGCTAACGGCAGCTCAGACCGCAGCCTTAGATGCTGAAAGATATGTGTATGACCTGGAGATTACACAAACCTCTAGTGGAAATGTCACCAGAGTCATAGAAGGCATTATTTCTGTTAGACCACAAGTTACTACTTAATTCAACTCTTTTTTGTTATAAATATACAAGAGGAGAGAATAATGCCTGATATTACAGCAAAAATAAATGTAAATACTTCACAAGGACCACAACAAGTTTCAGTATCCTTGCCATCTGCTCAGGCGGCACAAAACAGCTCTCTACAGTTAAAATTGTTAGGTGATGTTGATACAACTTCTTTAGATGATGGAGCAATCTTACAGTATAGGTCAAGCGATGGCAAATTTGTTACAAGAACAGAAATTGTAACAACTACTGGAACATTAACATTTAATTGTGGAGCATTTTAGGAGTTTTAAATGGCAACAGTAATTCAGATAAAAAGAAGTTCGGGTACTACAGCACCTAGTACACTTAAACTCGGTGAATTAGCTTATACTTATGGAACAGGTTTACAAGGCAATCTTGGAGATAGATTGTTTATTGGTGAAGGTGGTGTTGACGGTAATGGTGATGCAAATAATATATCAGTCATAGGCGGACAATATTTCACAGACATGCTCGACCATGTCGCAGGTACTTTAACAGGCAGTTCAGCCCTTATAGCAGATGCAAACTTAGCAATCGACCAAGTTATTATTGGTAATTCAGCTACAGTAGGTGGTACAGTAAAATTAAATGAGGGTACAAATAACGGAACAAACTTTATTGGTTTAAAAGCTCCTAATGCCGTTACTACTACAACTACATTTACATTACCAGACGGTGACGGAACAGCTGGCCAATTCTTAAAAACAGACGGTTCAGGTAATTTAGATTTCGCAACTGTTAATCAGTTTATTGACTTAGCAGGTGACACAGGTACAGATACATACAATACTGCTGAAACTTTAACATTTGCTGGTGGTTCAGGAATGAACACAGTTGTTACAGATAACAATGTAGAAATTCAAGCAACAGCATTAACAAATTCAAACTTATCTGGTTCTGCTGGTATTACAAATGCAAACTTAGCAAATCCTACAATTACTTTAGGTTCATCTACTTTAACACTAGGTGCAACTACAACTGATATTGCAGGTTTAACTTCTTTAGTTGTTGATGATATTACAATCAATGGACAAACAATTCAAACAACTGCTTCAAACTTAGATATTAATTTAACACCTCACGGAACAGGTACAGTAATTGTTCCATCAGGTTATGAAGACAGAGCAGGATTTACAACTAACTCATTAGCTAATAAAGCTTATGTTGACCAAGTTGCACAAGGTTTAGATACTAAACCCTCAGTTAGAGCGGCTACGACTGCTGACTTATCAGCAACTTATTCAAATGGAAGTTCTGGTGTTGGTGCAACATTAACAGCAGGTTCAAATGGTGCAATTGTAATTGATGGCGTATCACTTTCAGTTGATGATAGAGTTCTTGTAAAAGACCAATCAACAGCTTCTCAAAATGGTATATATAGAGTTTCAACACAAGGTGATGGTTCAACTGCCTTTGTATTAACAAGAGCAACTCCTGAAGACCAACCTGAAGAATTAACAGGTGGTTCTTTTGTATTTGTAGAAGAAGGTACTGCTAACGCAAATAACGGTTATGTATTTACACATACAGGTCAACCTACTTTTGGTACAACTAATTTAGATGTTGCACAATTCTCAGGCGCAGGTCAAATTACTGCTGGTGCGGCTTTATCTAAAACAGGTAATCAATTAGATGTAGAAGTAGATGATAGTTCAATTGAAGTTGTTGGTGATGCATTACAAGTTAAAGCATTAGGTATTACTAACGCTATGTTAGCGGGTAGTATTGACGGTGCTAAGATTGAAAACTTTGTATTTACAGATGAAAGTTCTACACAAGGTGCAGTACAAATTGGTAATGCAATGGAATTTTTAGCAGGTGAAGGTATTAATACAATTGCAAGTGGTAACACTTTACAAATCGCAGGTGAATTAGCAAGTACATCAAACATTGGTGTGGCTTCATTTACTTCAGATAACTTTACAGTAACAAGTGGTGATGTAGCAATTACTACAGTTGACGGAGGTTCA